GTCGGTGAATGTTTGAGAGATTACACTCTCAATAGCTCTCTTGCAAAGCTCTTTTCTACCATCGTGCGTGGACATGATTACTGATACTTTCATTCTGCTTCCTCCATAACCCCTAGCACGTCTTCAAAACTTATGAAGTTGTGTTTTTTACCATCTACGAGCATTGTCATAGTGTGCCACTTCATTAAGATAATATCTCCGACCTTACAGGGAGCCTCAACTATTGATCCATTAGTAAATATCCTGTCCTTCCCCACCGCCACCACAATACCCCTATTGGGTTCAGCAACTCCCTCTGTCTGTGCGCCTTCTGGTAAATAAATACCAGCGCTTGTCTTATCAATCTCTACTGGTTTAACTAGCACAAACCCAGGTGACGGGATAAATCTACCCATAACGATACCTCCATTTAAGTATTTATCTAATTGCTTATCGTAATCTGATTTTTCTTTGGCAATTCGTTGCTTGGTGTATTCGGGTTTGTCTTTCATGAAGGACTCTTTACGTGACTTCTCCCACTTCCTAGCCTCAGGGTTATTCTTTAGTTCAAATGCACGAGTTTCTTCAAATGCTTCTGCGGCTCTACTTGCGATAACAGGATCGGGGTTAGTTATATCTTTTTCATATTTAGCCCATTCGGGCTTGTAGGCTAAATTGACCATACCTAATTATATCATGGCACTAAAACAGCCCCTTGTTTAAGGGGGCTGTGATAGGTAATAACTATTTTAGTTAGCTATTAGGCGGTGCTCGAAACTGGTGAATTCAAATCCACAATAAAGCTCGAGTTAAGCATCGCGACACCGAAGGTTGTCTTCCAACCAGCGGTTGCAACTTTATCAGTAGGATCGGCTGATCCAGCTGAACCAAAGCTCTTGACGTAAGTCTTGAGACTCTGGAGTTCAGTTACACCAAATGCTTCACGACCCATAAAGGACGTGACGTAGATGGAACCAGTAGCTGCTACACCTGTGCGTGGTACTGCTGCATTGGTGGATTCGAGGAATCGAACACCCATGAGTTTACCAACTTCACCAGTAAGTAGTTTACTAGCGTTAGCATCTGTGTACTTATTAGCATCAATCCAGCCACCAGTTGTGGTGTCTGCTTGCAAGTCATAAAGGACATCTGGATGTATAACGGATACCCAGTTACCATCAGGGAGTTGCATAGCGTCTTGAGCTGAGAGGAATCTCTTAGCTTTACGGACACCTGCAATCGTCATTGTGGCAGTTGCTGGGATTGAAGTCCAAGCGGCAGCGGTAATACTACCAGGGATGGTAGCAAATGTTCCACTTGCTTGAATTTCTAGCTTCACAACACCATCAATGGATTTACCTGCGTTGTAGGCTAAGCGTTCCATAGCGGCTTTCATAACATCACCAAAAGAGGTGTATGCAAGAATATCCGAGATAGAAACAGCTGCGTCGTACTGAGCAGTTGATCCCGTGACGTTTGTAGCAGTCATGGAGACGGCGGTCGTTGGAACGCCTTCACCTTGTCCTGCTGTAACTTCTGGTAGGTTGGTCCATTTGGTCCAATACACTACGCCTGTACCATAACCACCCTCGCCTTGCTCAACTTTGCGGTTGCGCTGTCCGAGTTGTTTGTGTACTAATTTTGACTCTGCAATCTCAAGAAACAGCTTGTCATAATAGCGGTTCTTAATCGCCTGACTAACTGTACTTGTGGTTGACTTTGCGGCATCTGATGCCATATTAAAATCTCCTTAAAGTATTACCACATTCCGTTTCGTTTCATGTAAGTTTCTAGTTCAGAAGCAGACATTTTGTCTGGATCTTCCTTGGTCGCTTGACGTGAGACTACACGACTTGTGATCCCTTGGTCAGACTGTAGGGATTTAACAGTTCTGGCCTCATCTTTAACCCCTTGTACCTTACCAGCTAGTTTCTTGGCCATATCAATAGCCATGTACCCTGCTTGTAGGGGAGTCAAACCAGGATTAGCTCTGTGAATCTGTAACCCTAAGGTGTCCAGTTCTTCGGAGTAATCGGCTGACCCAGGATTAAACTGAGGCAACTCCATCTTGAGTTCCAGTAGGTCTGCTTTATTGACCTGTGGTGCTTGACCTTTTCCTGGCTTGCCTGCAACTTGATTCAGTACACTACTTCCTGCGAGTTGTTGTCTTAAAGCCGCTAACTCACGCTCTGTAGCCTTTTGCTTGCCATAGATCTTGTCAAACCTCTCTTGAGGGACATACCGCTTTCCAGATTCATCCTGTGCAAGATCACTTTCAACTTCATCAGTCCCTGCCTTGGGAGCAGTTTCTTCTGTTGTCGCGGTAGACTCTACCTCGGCACTCTCATCCTCTGTCGTTTTTTCTACGGGGGCTGATTCCTCGTTAGTGGTATCTGTTTCCACTACGCTACCGTCATTGTCGGTAACTTCATGCCCTTCTAGGGCTGCAGCTAATTGTTGTGCCATGTCGTTATCTGACATTTGGCCTCCTTTATTGCAGGGTTTTAATGTACCCAGAACATCCAAATAAGCATCCGTAACGTGGAAGATTCGAGACTTATGCAGTCTAACTAGCAGTCATTGCCTACTGATTGCTAGTCACACGGCGCAAATCTATTATCTTTCCACTTAGCACACGGTAATAACCTGGAATCCGCGTACCCCAACTGCAACGATCACAAGAAATCGTGCCGTCATTATTGTTAATGTACCCCTCGTGTTTATCCCAGGTCTTGTGACCGTGATCTGGGCAGAGTTTTACCTGTCGTGGTGTGAAGTGAGAAGTATTTGATCCTTCCCAGTATTCATCATCACTATTCGGTAAGTCGGGGAGCTTTGCGCTCATTCTTTAACTCCTCTAAATCATTGTTAATCGAGTTTAGCAGTCCACGAATACCATTTATCTCACTGCGCTGTGCTTCAAACTCAGACAATGGCTTACTAGATAAAAGAATATTGTTAGTAAACTGTTGTACTTTGTTTGAGTAGTAGGTCTGTATCCGCTTCCATGCTGGAGTATTGACTACCATCTCAAACTCTACCGCACGACCTAGCGTTTGTTTGAGTTCGGCTACGGCTGCGTCAGTTAGTGCTGTCTTATCT